ATACTATGAAAGACTTTGCAATAGAAGGTGTTAAATATGATTTAGATGATTTCCTACAAAGGGTAGGTGTCAATATGTCAGACCTAAACTTTGTTGATAACGCAGGTGGGTTTAGTGTTGGTGATTATGTATCGTGGACATTCGCAGGTAGAGGTGATGACGCAGATATAGGTAGAGGACAAATCGTTGATTTACGAGTATCAGGAGAAGTTCAAGTTCCTAATACTGATGTAACACTTACCGCAACCGAAGAAGAACCAGTAGCACTTATCAGAACTCGTGGTGGTAAAGTCGTAGGACAATACACACGTAATCTAAGAAAGATTAAAAAGCCAGAAGGGTTCGTAGACCCAAGAGCAGGGGAAAGTGAAGCAGAGTACATTGGAAGATGTGTGCCAGTTCTACAAGGAGAAGGATACGACCAAGACCAAGCACTTGCTATTTGTTATGCTGATTGGAGAGATAGATTTGATGAGGTAAATCTACAAGTAGAAAAATACATTGAAGAACTATTTGATTTCTTAGGATACATAGATGGTTTACCAGTATACTCAACCAAAGAAGAAGCAGAAGAAGTAGCAGAAATCGCAGGTTGTGGAAAAACATACCACGAACATCAAGTAGGGGAACTTACAGTGTATATGCCTTGTGAGACTCACGACCCAGAGTATGATGAAATTCTAAAAGAAGCTCACGATGAGTGGATGAAGTCTCGTATGGTTGATGGTAACTCATTAGAGGAATCAGAGATTGAAGCTATTATGGATTACTTAGATTCAGTAGCAATAGATGTAAACTTCTCCCAAGATACCTTCGCTGGTATTACAGGTGGAAAGCAAAAGAGAAACGTAGGTGACTCCGTTTCTTTTTTAGACACACCTAATAGCAATCCCCCCACGAAAGTTCGTTATAGATATGTGGTCAACCCAACGGCACCCTCGAATAAGAGTGGGACATCTCGTGGGTTTTGTAAAGCTATGATGGCACGTAGAGATAATGTATACACTAAGGAAGCAATCAACAATGCATCTCTGAGTGGAGTTAATAGAGAGTTAGGACCTGGCGGTAACGCTCCATACAATCTATTCCTTTACCGAGGTGGTAACAATTGTAGACACACTTGGGAAACAGTATACTTCTATCAAGGTGCGAATGGTAAATGGTCTGAAAGTAAAAATAGTGTTCAGACCGTAACTGACCTCATCACACCAAGAGACCCACAAACACCATTGACTGATGTGATTGGAGCATTGGGTATTAATCTATCTAAACAAGATTTTGCAGACAAACAAATCGTAATCGGACCTGCAATGATTCCCAATCAGATGATTTATCGTATGGATGATAACGGGGAATATTATGTATATTTTAGTGAGGATACAATTGAGAAGATTGCATACAAGTATATGCAAAGAAAGTATACTGACTCTGCTAACATCGAACATAATGGATATGAACCACTAAAAGATGTCTATGTAGTAGAGTCTTGGATTGTAAAAGATTCTGATAAGGATAAGTCTACAATTTATACTGGTGAAAAATACCCAAAGGGAACTTGGATGGTTGCTATGAAAATCAAGAACAAAGAAGTTTGGGAAGAGTATGTTAAGAGTGGTAAAGTAAAAGGCTTCTCAGTAGAAGGATACTTTATAGATATGTTAATCAATAACCAGAGTAAATAAGTATCACTTTTAGTGTAAACGTATATTATATAGTAAGAAGGTATACGAAATGCTATAATGTAGATACCCACCTCTGCGGAGGAGTATGATATTGTGGGTTCGTTACATTTCAGATTGTTAAATAATTAGAAGGATTGATTTATGAATAATACAATCAAAGAGCTCGTTAAGAAGCATTTTAACTTAGTTGAAGTGACTGAGCAATCTTTCGGTGAAATCAAAACAGCTGATGGTGAACTTACCCTTTCATATGAGGGTGATGAACTAGCACAAGGTTTGGCAATCTTCGTAGTTACTGCTGATGGTAACGTTGCAGCACCAGATGGTGAGCATATGTTAGAAGGTGGTATCACAATCGTAACCAAGGATGGTCTAATCGAAGCTATTAAAGAAACTGAAGAAACTCTTGAAGAAGAAGTTATTTCAGAAGATTTAGCAGAACACGAGGACGAAGAAGAATCTTTGGAAGAACACGATGAAGAAGAGAAGATGGAAGAGCCTGTGGAAGCAATCGCTGAAGCAGTAACCGAAGAGGTAGCAGAAGAAGTTTCAGACGCAGTTGAAGCTGCTATTGATGAGGAAGTTGTCGCTGCAGTAGCAGAGGCAGTAAAGGAAGTGGTAGAAGAAATGACAAAAGATATGGAAGAAAGAATGAAGTCACTTGAAGACAAGTACGCATCTTTCTCTTCAGCTCCGGCATCAGAGAAAACTATCGCTAGTTCATTTAGTAAAAAGGGCAAAGAAGAAAACTATAAAAACTCTTCTGAAATCGAAAGATTGATTGCTCGCAAAACAAGAAAAGGATAATACTATGGCATTTGATGTAGCAACATTAGACGCATTTAACAATGAGACCGCAGGCGAGTTGATTGTTAAAGCTATTATGGGTGGTTCTACCATTGAATACGCAACTGTAAAAGAAGGCGTAAAATACAAAGAACCTATTAATTTATTTGAAGTAGACCTTGACATCGTTGATGGTCGTGGTTGTGTTACTAACGCAGCAGGTACTGCTTCTATGACTCAATGTGATATCGAGGTTTGCCAACGTTGATCTCACGATGGATTGTGTTTGAGAGACTTAGATACTAAGTACTTAGGTGTAATGCAACCAGCTGGTTCATACAACGAGTCTTTCACTTTGGTTCAAGAATACTCTGACCAAATCGTAAAAGGTTTCCAAAAAGCAAACGACACATTCCTATGGACTGCAACAACTGCAGGTGGCGATTGTGTTGATGGTCTTAACACTATCCTCTCTGGTTCAACTGCAGGTGTAGTTGTACCTAGCTCGATTACTGGTTCAGCACCAACTAACTCTGACATCGGTGATAGCATTGATGTAATGTTGGAAAACTTGTCAGATGATGTACAAGATAGAGAAGATTTGACTGTATTTATGTCAATCGCTAACTTCCGTAAGTACATTACTTGGTTGAGAAACGAAAACAATTATTACTTTGACCCTGCTTCAGTAGAGAATCGTGGTTCTATCCTTGAGATGGCTCACCCATTCGCTAACGTAAAAGTTGTAGGTACAAGTGGTCTTAATGGTTCTAACCGTATGGTTATGGGTCCTGCTAAGCACATCGTTGTAGGTACTGATTTGTTGTCTGACTTCAGTCAGTTTCAACTTTGGTATGATATCAATGGTGACCAATTGAAGCACAGAGTAGTTACTAAACTTGGTGTAAACGTTGCATATCCAGAGTTCTGGGTATCAAATGACCAAGCATAACATTTGTTGAATAATAAAAAGAAAAGGATAAGATTATGAGTTGTGATATTACTTCAGGATTTACGCTAGGTTGTAGAGATAACACCGGCGGTCTAAAGAACATCTACATCTTGTCTGGTTCTATTAGTTCGACAGGTGGTGCAACAGGTTTGTTAGATGCCATTAGTGGTTCAGGTACATTCTTCAAGTTTGAGCTAACGCGTCAAACTGGTGACTTTACTGAAGCTATTAATGCTAATGTAGAGAATGGTACTATTTTCTACGAACAAACTGTGAACGCTCCGTTCCACAAGTTGCAGTCTACTACTCGTAACCAAGTTAGAGTACTTGCCAAAAATCCAGACTTGAAAATGATTGTTGAAACAAACAATGGTTCTTCAGATGGTGTTGGTAACTTCTTCCTACTTGGTCAAGAGAGAGGATTGTCTCTGAGTGCTGGGCAAGGTCAAACAGGTACTGCTTTCGGTGACCTCAATGGTTATACATTGACGTTTACTGGACAGGAACCAGAACCAGCAAGTGAACTTTCGGGTTCAAATCTTGCAGGGATACTTACGGGTATCGCAGTAGGATAATAATTATATTATAGTATAGGGGAGGGACTTCGTGTCCCTCTCTTATTACTTATCAAGGAGAACTATGGTTTATTTATACGCTTCCTCATCTAATGATATTTCACTCATCCCTTCCCAATCATTTAGTAGTGGTGAAGAGGTGAGATTGGTATTTACTGATAGATTTACGGAAGCAACATCATCAGTTCAACTTCAAGTAACGCCATATGGTAACGGATGGATTAAATCAAGTGTTACCCTACCAACTGATATAGACCTCAAGGGTGGTAGTTATGATTTAGTTCTTCAGAAGATTGGTTCTATAAGTGAACAAATTTGGGGAACGTCAGAAGAAGTATATTCTACTTCGGATGTTGTTTGGTCAGTTGGTACTGTACCAGGACAATACTTAAATGATACGACAACAACTGCGTTTGTCTCAGAGAGTATAGGAAGGGTTTTGTATTCCTCGGCTAATGAGAACGGAGCATTTGTAGTGTATGAAGGATGATAATATGGAAAAAAAGAACAAGCAAAAGTTTAGTATAATCCCTAAGTACTCAGAA